AATTTAAAGTTACTTCTAACAAAGTTAGGAGTGTTTGGCATTGTTACTAATTTACCCACCGACTAGACTCCTTCTAAAGTTACCACCACGCATTGCTGATTCTTGTACTGCCGCTTTTGTTACATCTGCTATCTGTGGCATCATCTTTGTAACCTCTGCCCTTACAGTTGGAACTATGCCTGTAGCAAAATTTATAGATTGATTTATTACTGTAGTTCCACCACCACCCATAGCATTTTTGCTATTCATATTATTTAAAATATTACCATTAGAATGTGGAACAAATATTTCAGGACCACGTTCACCTACTAACATGGCCTGACTATTAAAAGCTGCACCGCCACCTGCAGTTTTCCTTTGAGCTTCTCTAAAGTTTGCCTTACCACCCTTAAAATCAACTTGGTCAAAAGTACCTGCACCAAATATGCCATTTAATATTCTATTAACTACAGCTAGTTGTATGAAAATTGAAATGATTTGTTTTACTATATTGTCGGAAAAGTCTTTAAATGACTCTAAAGCACCTTGACCTTCAGCTAAAGAGTCAACAAATTCGTTTGAAAAAGCATTAGCTGTTTGTGTAATAGCATCTTTAAGTTCACCGCTTAGAGTTGGAACAAGGTCTTCTGTCTTTTTAGACATACTATCAACGCCTTTATTATATTGTGCAACAAACTCATCTACAGATATTCCAGATTTAGCAAAGCCTTCGTCAACTAATAACAACTTTGCGTGTAAGTTTGCTAAAGCTTCATCTATATTTTCTATGCCTGTAGCTACTTCCATGTCACTTTCGGCACCAGAATCAAATATGGCTCTTAGAGATTCTTCAGCTTTAGTTAGCTTAGTTGGGTTTAGAGCGTCGTTAACAAACTTTTGTAAAATAGCTTCTACTTCATCTATATCTTTACCGAAAAATGCCGCTTCTGAACCTGCTAATTTAAAAAAGTCTGCTAATTTAGTTTCATCATTTAATAGGTCTTGATATATTTTTATTCCTTTAGGGTCAAGTTCTTTATTTATGACACCCTGTACGTTTTTAATAGCACCTTGTATTTCCCCAACAGGCATAAGACCTATTCTTTTCATTACTGTATCTTCATCAGCACCAAAAGTCTCTTTGAAGAAAGAATCTCTCATATCTTTGTTAAACTGCTGTATAGCTTTATCATCAATAGGACCAACAAAACCACTAAAAGCAATCTCAAACTTTTCACCTACGAAAGCAGATGCCATCTTTTCTAAATCAGCCATACCTCCATCTGCGAATTCTCTTATTTTTTGGTCAGTAGTTTTAGCTACAGTTCCAAACTCTTGCAAAAACTTTAATGTATCTTTAGTTTTTTTACCTAGCCTATCCATGAATGGAACAGGTTTAGCTAATGCTTTAGTAAGTTCTGCTGACTTATCAATAGTCTCATCTAGTTCTTCATTAACTTCTTCTTCAGCTGTTGCCCAGTTATATAAGGGTACTGTTAACAGACCTATACCTGCTAATAGAACTGTAAGTTTTGATGCTTTCAAGAATTTTGTCATTCTTGCAAGTTGTAAATTTGTGGTTGCTAAAGAAATATTTAAACCTTTTACCGCTGTTGTTGTCGCTATAAATGCTGCAGGTAGCATACTGAATGCTTTAGCCATTATTAAAGACAATAATATTTTAAAGTTTTCAATTACAAGTATTAAAGCTGTACCGAATATCTTTACAGCTGTTCCTAACACTGCACCTATTGCTTCTGCTAGTGGTTTAGCTTCATCAAGGACTTTCCTCATCTCTCTTGCTATAGTTACTAAAGAATCTTTAAGGCCACCTTCACCTATAGAAACCATAAACTCAGCAACACCATCACTGACGTTAGATATTGCACCTGAAAGTGTGTTTGCTCTATCTTCTAAAGCTGTTGGGAAATTTTCTCTTCCTAATGTTCTTAAATATTCTGCTATAGCAGTACCATTTCTTTCTATTTCTTTTGTTACACCACCGAAAGTAACTCTAACTTTATCGCCTTCTAATTTAGCAACTACGTTAAACTGTTTCAACATCTCCATCTCACCAGTAACTGCTCTAAAGGTTGCTTGTGCTACTTGTGATATATCTTTACCGAATGCTGCGGCTAGATTACCGAAGTCACTCAAAGCTTCTTCAGTAGGCGTTACACCTGCTTGAAGTAAACTTATAAATGCTTCAGCCACTCCTTCAAGTTGGAATGTTGTTTTTGAGGTAAATTGTCTAATTAAATCAAAAGAAAGTGCCGCTGTTTTTGCACTTCCTGTTATGGCTGTTAGTGTGGCTTCTAAGTCTTCAAATGTTCTTATTGTGTTTATAGTATCGCCGACCAGTCTAGTTAAACCTAGAGTCGCTATAATAGAACCAAAACCTTTTAGGGCATTGACTGCCGCACCTGATTGTTTCTTAGTTTTATCTAGTTGTTTGTTTACCTTATCCAAACCCTTTTTTAATTGGGCAGTTTCGGCTCTTATCTCAACTAGTAATGTGTCTACTGGATTAGCCATCAGGGTATAACTCCATCATTTCTTTTACGCGGTCTTTTGACATTGGTTCTTCAGTTTTAGAACCACCATTAAATTCAGAAAAACCTTCTATGGCTAGATATATTTCTTGTGGGCTTGATTGCCAAAAATCGTTAGGAGACATACCCATCATGCCAACACAAATAGAAAAGTATCGTTTGACGGGTAAGGATTCACTTAGTCCGCCTGTTCTTGCTTTCCCTCGTCTGCTTCTTCCTCTGAATCATCAGTTAGAGATTTAGCAAGTAAATTAGCAACTGCTGCTGTAGATTTCACTATACCTGCTTCTTGAACTATTTTAAGTACATCTGTTCTTTGTATATCATTACCGCCACCTCTTAGTGCAGGTAATAACACATGAAGAATTTCTGACATACGGATATCAGCTTCTCCCATTTTTGTCGCAAGTTTTATGATTCCACAATCACAAGCATCTTCTATCTGCATAATTGCATCAATAGTTAATCTCGCTTTGTAATCTTTACCTGCTAAATTAAGAGTAACTTCACCCTTTAGTGGATTTGCCATCTGACTTTTTCTCCTTTGGTTTGCTTGCTTTTGCAAGTACTTTAATTGTTAACATATCGCTTACTGTATCTATTGATGATGATAAAACTTGATATTCTTTATTTCCAACTTTTACACTGTCACCAATGTCTATGATATTGTGTATACAGATTTCAGTTTTGTCATGATTGATAAAAGCATTAAGCTTTTCACCATCTGCGTCTATTTTTATTCTAGACCAAGACATATTATGCCGCTGTTACTGCGATAATACCTGATGATTCAAAAGACATTGAATAAGTAGCTTCTCCGTTATACTCACCTGCATATTCTAATGAGGTAATTTGGAATGCTCCTCTAAATTTAAAGAATGTAGGTATATAGAATTCAAAGTTTTCAAAAGCAGGTGTTTGTGCTGATGTACCATCAACTGCTATATTCTGCTGTGCTAAGTATGCATCTTTTAATAGATTTTCTACAGCATCATCAGTGAATACTCCTGAACCACTTATAGCTATACTATTTACACCTGCTCCTGCTAATAAAGTCCTGTAACCACTGCTACTTTTATTAGTAATATCTACTGCTTCGTCACTGAGTGTTATTGATGAAGACCTTAATCCACCGATAGTAGTGTACGTTCCACCGTCATCTAGTTTAATTAAAACATCTTTCCCTTTTTGTGCTGCCATTTTTTTCTCCTATAAAATTAGTTAGTACCTAAAATTATTGCTCGGAATCTCATGACTCCATGACGAGTAACACCATCTGGGTCTCTCATTATATCAGAATATTCAAATCTGAGATTTATCAGATTAAATCCACTGACCGTTAAGTTACTATCATGCAATAAATCGTGTATCTTGTCCATTATATTTTTAGTTTCTTTAGAACCTTTGTATTGTGACCATATGTGTATATTAACAGTAGTTTCACCGCCTACTAAATCTTTAGTACTATAATCAACAGCGGTTTCTTCACCTAGAGCTACAAAAGGGTATGTAGCACCTTCTGTAACCTCGTCATATACACCTGCTCCTAGAACTTGGGTAAGATTATTATCATTAGATAAAGTGCTGTATATAGCTGACTGTAAAGCGAACTGGCCTATACTCATTTTATAACACCGTGCTGTTTAAAAATATTAACGATCTTCTTTTTATTTTTCTCTAATGCAGGTTGCATAAAGGGTCTAGCTTCTATAGTAGTCGTTCCAAACTCTAAAGCCTTAGAATAAGGTGCTGCTGAAATAACTTGTCCTACTACAGTTCCGTTAGGCATACTCTTAACATTCATTGTTATATTTTGCCCTAAAAAACCAGTATCTGTGGCAGGTGGCTGTCCTGGTGCTGAAGCTGTATGTGTTATACCTCTTCTTGTATAAGACCTACCTGTACCTTTATTCTTTATACTTTCTTGTGCAGTTTTTTCAACCATACCTGTACCGCGTGTAACAGCTGTTAGTGTATTTTTTCTTGCGTTTGTAGTGAGTTTTTTATTAATGCTTTTCTTCAACGTATTAAAATTTTTAGTTTTCATGTTGCTATTCCTTGTTCGCAAAGAAGTTTAAGGAATCTATCCCTTTCATCAACATTGATAATAGCCCTAACATTAAATAACTTACTATCAAAACTAATCCTAGAAGCGTTAGTAATATCAGTCCTATAACGTACTGTAATCTCGTGTGACACGCTTCCAACCAGTTTACCTTGTGCATATACCTCTTTCCCACTTTTAGGCTTTATATCAGCGTATACAGAAGCAATAGTTGACCAACCTGAACTTATACCACCACCTGCATCTCTAGTTGTGCCTTGACCTTGAAGGGTAATTTGGTGTCTGAGTTGACCTACTCGGCTCATTATCCTAATGACATGAGTTTTGAACTACCCATTCCGCTGTAAACTACATACGGAGCAAGAAGCTTAGTTGCAGTAGCAGGTAGTGAAGTTTTACCTTCATACATATCACCTCTGTGTTCGTACAAATATGTAAGAACTTGATAGATAGCAAATTTTATTGGTTCAGGAACTGCGTTAGCTGATGAATAACCTGTTACATATTGAACTTCTATAGCATTAGCTACTCTTAATGCTGTAGGCAAAGTTTCACCTGTTCTTAAAACTACCCTTGCAGGTTGTCTTGCTTTATCAACATAGTATCTAGTGCTTGCAAAAATAGTTGCATTATCAGCATCGTCGTAAGTTTTTACATGCGTCACTGAAGATATAACAGGCATAGGTAAATCAATATAGTTTTTGTAGTAATTTAGATAAGGACCTGTTCTTGTACCTTCCCATAAAGGTTCATCTATATCTCTTGTGCTGTCTATAAATAATTGCAAAGTCTGAGACATGATCGCCCTTTGCATGTGTTCTTCACACAACATTCTTGCAGAAACGATTAGTGATGTTATTAAAGCATCATCACCTGAACTATCTACTCTTAAATATGACTTTGCTTCTGCAAGGGTTATAGGTTCTGATGCAGGTGCTGTATGTAAAACTAGACCTGCCATTTACCACTCCTAATTAGCTTTTTTCTTATCAGCCTTTGCTTCTTCTACTATTGGTTGTTCGCCTACTACAGTATCATCACCTTGTGCTTCTTGTAGCTTTTGGACTAATACCCTAATAGTATGTTGTGCATTAGCTAGTTCTTGCTGTGCTGTGTTATATAGTGATTCGTAGTTTAAGTCTTCTGACATATTATTCTCCTAAAAAAATATTCTTTCTATTATTAGCCCAAACATTGAAGCGATAATTAAGCCATAGAGTCCATAAATAAGATTTTCAAGTCTATCAAATCTCTTTGAACCACTTTCTAACCTTCTATCTATATTCTCGTATCTAATAGCACATTCACGTTCATGTGCTTCTAGTTTACTTATAGTATCGCTTGGTATCTTGACTGCCATAAAACTATTCTATGCCATTAATCGCCTAGATACAATAAAAAGGTGAATTATGACTTTTTCTTAGTAGTCTTCTTTTTTGTAGTCTTTTTTGTAGTTTTTACTGGTGCTACTCCACCTTCATATGCTTCATTCACATCAGGTGTAGTAGGGTCATCTGCTTTTAGTTGACCTTTAGCATTTCTAGCCCTTTTGACCTTTTTAACTTCTGCTTTTACGTCTAATGTTTCTTGTACAGAGTCTACTTTGACTTCTATAGCCCAACCATTTTTTATAAATGTGTCCATTACTTCATCTTGCCATTGGCCTTCAGAACTAATTATTTCGTTGGCTTTATATAGTTTTACTTCTGTACCTTTTTCATTGCTTGCCGCAGGTTTAGGGACTATTATTTTATATGTTCTTGACATTGTTATTCACCTCTTAAATAACTTCCAAATTTAGATTTTGGTTTTTTACTTGCACCTGCTAGTTTACTGTCTTTAGGTTTTTTTCCGTAGCCGCTTCCTTTCTTTGGTTTCTTATCGTAGCCGCTTCCTTTAGTTGGTTTTTTGTTATGTACACTTGGCATGTTATCTCCTTTATATAAAAGGGGGGTAATTAAACCCCCCAAAGTTTGCTCAATTAAGCGTTATGGATAGTGTTTGACTTAGGAGCAACACGAGGTCTGCTCTTTACAATCACGCCACTAATAGGCGTACCATTAGAATGAGTTCCCGCTTTAGCTAGAACTAATCTCAAATAGCGTTTACCACCTACATATCCAACCTGCCAATCTCCACCAGTAGTTCCTGGGTCACCATCAGTTGTGCCATCTAGTTTTAACCAGATACCACCTGCTGCGATAGTCCCATTAACGATATCAGCTTGAACTAAGTCAGTCCAAGTAGAATCATCATCAGAATGTTGTAGGGAAACTTCAAAGTAGATTGAACCTGAAAGAACATCTCCTTCTTGTCCAACATCTACTATAGCAGTTGCTTCTTCAAACCCTTTTAAATCTACAGTTGTACCATTGGCACCTGCAGTTTTAACAGCGTTGATAATTGAGTTACTTACGACAATATTATTTGTTAAATCTTGCATAATTTACTCCTTATGTAGAACATTTAAGTTTAGTGATAGCTTCAGCTTGTACTACTTGACCACCCACTCTCTTTCTAGCAATGTATCTTACATTACCAGTAGTAGCTTGTGTGAATGGGTCTCTTAGAACAGCTAAGTTCACTCTGTCAACAATCATATATGCCCTTCTGAAGTCACCATACGCTACTGGGAAAGTGTTTGCACCTTCACTTGGCATATCAGTCGCTTCAACATAAGGCATTCCTAGGATAGTGTTTGTAACACCACCTTGTAAAGACATCCCTGCTTGGAACACATACTGACCTGCAGTATCTTTTAGTTTTCTGATTTTAGCTAATGATGTTCTGTTAAAAACAAAAGTACCATTTCTTGAATAATCAGACTTAACATTGTGTACAAGTGAGATAAGTCCATCAGCAGTAATTTCATCAGCATCACCTGAATTTATATGTGAAACACCTGAGTGATCCATAAATCCGTGTGGTTTACCAACTGAGTTACCAGTAACAAACGCAGTACCTTCAGCTTTAGCAAATTGCTCTGCAAACTCTGATTGCATTTCTGCTTCTAAGTCAAATACTGAATCTTCTAAGTCTTGCTCGGAGATATCCACTAATGCATACATTTCGTGTGCAGGGATTTCTTCAAGTCCTACTTGCCAACCAGTAGTTTCACTTCTTGTGCCACTTTCTGATACCCACTGTGCTGCAAACTGTCCGTCTCTTTTTGGGACTTGTATGCTTCTAGCACCAGTAGAACGAACTCTAGCAATACTTCTGATAGGTGAAATTTCTGTTATTGTTTTTAACAGTTCTCTTACGTATTCAGGTGGTGCTAAATATCCGCCAGTTGAGTCATTGCTGACTGTTAATGCTTTCTTCTCAGCTACGTCAAGGCCTTCTAGTCCTTTTCTGCAGTAAGTATCAAAAGCGTTTAAGTATTCATCAACTTGCTTAGACTCAAAACCTGAGTTAGGTCTTGTTACTACTGTTTGTAGTTCGTCTATTTGCGATTTGATATCTTCAGCGTTTTTTTGTGCAACAGTAAGTTTTTGATTCATGTCTTCATAAGAATCCATTTTGGCTTCTAATTTAGATATTTTTTCATCAACGTATGCTGTACTTTCGCCTTTTTCTATGTTTTCCAGTCTTTCGTCGTTTACTTTTTTAAATTCGTTAAAAGTATGACCTAAGTCTGAAATAGCATTTTTTACATCTTCCGACATAATAATCTCCTATTAAGATTTTAAGGTTAAAGTTAAGTTCTTTATGGCATCTACCAAATCAGTACTCGTTTCAACATCTCGTTGAACAAACACATCTGTGACAGCTTTTGCTGCCATCTTTGCTTCTGAACGAGAAAGATTGAAAGCATCACGCATCCCATTTTCCCACTCTCTTATTGAAATCTCTTGACCCTTCACAGAACGCACAGTTGCCTGTGGATTCATTGGGAAAGTAACAAGGCTGACTTCCATTAAGTCTACTTCTTTAATAATACGCTTGTTTGCACGTTTATCATAAGAAACTTCTTGAGGGTTTATTTTGAAGCCTATAGATAGACCGTCTAATGCACCCATCTTTAATAATTCATATGCTTCAGCACCTGCTTGAGTTTTAAGAGCCAACCTGCCCTTTACTACTAAGCCATGATCATCTTCTTTTATTTCGTCAAAGACTCCAATAGGCATGTCTGATTTATGTTGATATAAAAGTTTCACACCCTTGTTAGTTCTTCTTCTAATTGACTTTTTAAAAGCACCTTTTTCAATAACATCGTTACCTAAGTCTTTATTGCCGAATACAGAGCCATAACCTTCAAACATACCGTACTCTTCATCAGCGTTCCTGTCATATGCTTTTAGTTGTGATTTTACTTCAACAATATCTTTATCTTCATACTTCATGTCATCAACAGTTTCTTCAGTATCAGGTTCGCTTTTACCAAATTCTATTGTGTATGAATCATCAGTTTCTATAACTGACCTTATGTGTTTTTCATCATTCTGACTAGAATCTTCGTGAGAATCGTATTCGTTAATACTGACATTTAATGTTTGTTCTGAATTAGTATATTCACTAGACATATTTTGTCTCCGTATAAGCTGTAATAAATTTATGTCATTATGACACTTTTATCTACATATAGTAATGCAAATGTTATACAAGCACAATATATACAGATATTTAACTAATTAAAATATTATTCCAAAAAGGGTTTACATTTCAATAATAATGAACGATACTTATTTCATAATTTGATAAACAGCCTTAAATGGCAGGAAAATAAAATGATAACAATATACCACGCTACAGAATTCATGAACAACGAAAAGCCTTATAAGAAAGTTGCCAGTGTTAAAACTGTTTCTTTACAACACGCCTTTAGATTGTCTAATAACATTGATGAGTCTTGGGTTGATAACTTAGATGTAAAACTTGAATGTCAATTACCTGAAGGTAAAGATGGGTTTAGGTCAACTTCATCAGGTGATGTAATGATAATTGACGAGGGTACAGAAAATGAGTCTGTATTTTTTTTAGTTCCTATGGGCAATGGTCCTAGAGGTAACAAGTTTTATGAGAATCGTGGCAACACAGAACAAATAGATAATTTTGATATTAACGGATTCATGTATAACGGTAATCATAAAATTTATTCTAAAGATGGTAGCCTTATGGCTACATTTACAAAACCTTCTGAGCAGAGATAAATTATGGCTAAATTAGAAAGAGGACAAAAGGTCTATTATAAAGACTGGACTAATAACAACAAAACATATCCTGCAAAAGTAATACATTGTAAATACAGATATGTGATCATTGATGTATTAATTAATGAAGTTGGCAATACTTGGGAAACATGGGAAGTTAATATTGAAGACTGTAAACTTACAGAGGATTTTGACATCATAAAGCCGATGGGTGGTTTATTAGGTAATATGATTCAATACAAAGAGAGAGTTAAATAATGTTAGGAATTAGAAAACACGATAAAGGATTATATCAAGGGTTTTCAATGACTTTTGAAAATGGTTATGAGATTTCAGTACAGTTCGGTGTTGTAAATTATTGCTCTAATAAACATTTAGCAAGAAGTAATCAGAATGTTGAAAACAAATGTGCTAATTGTGAAACAGCAATCTTTAAACCTAATGGAAAGTTTTTAAAATATAAAGGAGATGATGTTCAAAGCTATCAAACATCAGATGATGTTGCTAAAACTATAGCCTACATTCAGACACTTGAATCAAATAACTATGGGAGGGTAAGCAAGAATAAATCCTAGAGTTGTTGTGGAGAAAGCTACCCACGATGTATCACTAGGCTTACGACCTGCTAGGTAGAGTAGGTATGGTTTGTTAGTTCCATATTAAAGACTAACATTTATTCCATATCACGTTCATCAGCATATACGATTACACACCTACAGTTTATAACATTAGATGCACCGCCTTTAGAATCACCTGCATATCCCATAGGCACACCGCCAACTGTAAAGTCTTCATTCATATCAACAATTTGTCCATTAGCTTCTGCATGTGCAGACCTAGTTCTTTCATCATTAGTTGCTACCCACTTCTTAAGCATTTTAATACCTGTGTCTTTTTGTACAGTCAAATGATACGAATGGTTTGCAAAAGATGCCGCGTTGTGTGTTTCTGTTCTTGCTATTAGTGCCGCTCTGCTTCTAGTTATTATTGTCATCTCTTGGCTAACCAAGTTAGCTATGCCTTCTAAAGTCTTACCTGCTAATCTACCTTCTTCTATTTTGTTTGATATTTGATTAGCCATTCTAGAACTTATACCAACTAGTATTAACTGCCTTGTAGCAAAGTATTGTGCAACTAATGCTTCAAAGTCAAAGCTTCTACCAAACACGAAAGCTTCATCTGCTTTTCTGTTAAGCATGTAGTTATCTTCATTATTTTTATATATAGCTTTGAAGACCCTTCTGTAATGAGACATTATTAAGGGAATAAATTCTTCATTCAATCTTTGTTCAGCTACTTCAGGAGTAAAGTACCCAAACTCTTTATAAGTGAATAATTGTGTATTGATGAACTTTCTGAACAGTGTTGATAGTGTTCTATAAAATCTCTTTTCTAGGTTATTTCTTAATACTGATTGCTTACGAGATTCTCTTAGGGCATCTACTCTACCTTGCCTGAAAGTATTAAACTGTTTCAGGTTAGTTTGCACTAAAGTTTTCTTAGAGTAGCAAATCTATGTCCTACGATTACGTCTGATGGTTCACCGCCTTGATAGACTACTATAAGTGCGGCAGGATTATCTTCTGTTGCATTAAGAGTAAAATCAGCATTAGGCACTTTTAACTTACCGCTTTTTACGATACTTTTAATCTTACCTCTAGCTCTACCGCCTGAACTATTCCAAGAAACCATATCACCTACTTTTAGACTACCTGCTTCAGCTTTTCCATCAAGTTGGTTTTGTATTTGATTTCTAACTTTTCTTGACCATCCAAACCCTGCATCGCCACCCCATAACGCCCATGCTATTCTTCCTGCACTTGGATAACCTTCTGAGCCTTTTTTAAATCCTTTACCTTGTTTGTCAACTTCGTGTCTTGAAAAATAACTAAACATTCTTTTAACTGTATCAGTAGATAAGTTTTCTTTCTTTATTAATTGATTTGCACGAGCAACACCGACTTCAGTTCCACCTCTTTTAAATTCTCTACGCCAGTTCAAACCTCTTTGTGCTTCAGTTGCCATTGCATCAGTTGGGACTGTATTTATATCTGACAATGCTTTTTCTTCTTGTATTAGAAAGTTTATTTCTTTATCAACTTCATCTTCATCTACATATTCATCTAAATCCTCTTGATTTAAAGGATTTTCTACTTCTGGAACATCATCATCAGTCAAAGGAAATAAGTTTGCTGATATATATAATCCGTCAGCACCTTCTATTGGTGATAAGCCTATAGATTCTCTTGCTTCGTTTCTAGTCATAATACCTTCACGAACAGCACTGGTTACATTTTCATAAGTCTTTCTTCTTCTTTCTGATAATGCTGGTATAGAATCTATATCAAATTGTAAAGACAACCTGTCGTCATAAAGAGGAATCAACCATTCATTTAAGTCTGATTCTATTTTTCTAAGATGTGGAATAATAGTTTCCTCATATAAAGCTAGTCTAGCTTCTGATACATTGGCATAGGTCTGTGCATCAGGAACGCCTACAAGCTGCGAGGGGACGCCGAAACATAAAGCTATATCAGTTGCGGCCATGTTCTTCAATCTATGGAAGTCCATATCTTTAGGAGTCAAACCCATTTCTTTCCAATCAAAATCACCTTCAAGTAACATAGGTCTTCCCGCATTACCTGCTCCACTAAATCTATTGTTAAGGTCTGTTAGTAATTGCTGTCTTTGTGACTCTGTTAGGTTTACAGCGAATCCTGCATCATCTTGTGGTTTAAATATAACAGCACCACTTGGTCTTGCTCCATTGTTTAGTAAGTTAACATTGTGTTTACTAGACATATTAAACTGGTCTACCTCTACAGCGGCCGCACTCATTGGTGAAAGTCCATAATAATCATCAAGTGGATTCCATAATTTTACGTGCTTAACTTCACTATAACCATTAAGTTGGTCTACAAGATATGTATTTTGAACTCTGCCATTTAGCATATATTCATATCTATCAGGTAAAGCATTTCCATTGCCTTTAATTACTATCCTATCAGGTCTTAATTGATGTAGTTCTTTTGGTGCTCCTAACTCGTTGCCTACTTTGAGGATGTAAGCATTACCACTAAGAAGCACATAACCAAATAAGGAATTAAAAAACTCTGAGTAGGACTGTAAAGGGTTAGGTCTGTTAAGTAAATCAATGATTGGGTGTTGTTCAACAATTTCATCTCCATTTTTGAGAAGTAAGGGTACAGCACTTGCACCCTTAGATATTTCATTAACGCATCTATAAACGATAGCGTTTTTCAGATATCCTTCTTTAGCTAAGTCTTGATATTTATAAATCTTAGCTTCTTCTGTACCAACTCCAAAATAACCCATCATATTTGAGTTTTTTTGTTCAGTTGGTTTTGTTGTAAATATATTTTTGATGTTGTCTAATATTGCCATTAGGTTATTCTCCAGTTTACTTGTCCCCTAGACTTGCTTAATTCAGTTAATCCCCAAACTAAAGCATCCAATCTATCGGGTGAACTATTTGTATCTCCTGTATAACTGCACATCTGTGATTCTAACTCAGGTAACACACCCATGTGATGTACCCTTCTTTGTTCATACAACGCTGATATGGGTTCTGCTCTTAAAATCTTACCTCTTGTAGCTCTAACAGACCTGTAAGCAACATTGGGGTCAATATTTCTTATTAACCTTTCAACTAAGTCACCGCCATTATTGGTCTCTGCCACTATCCTATCTGCATCCCATTCATAAAAAGCATTAATTGCTATTCTACCCCATTTATCTGCTTTATGCCTACCGCTTAAATCCTCTAATACATAGAATTCGTTATTATAATCTTTACCTACAACTACTATACCAGTTTCATCTGAATTTGCATTAGCAGTCACCGCAGGGTCTACAGCTACTATTATTTGTGTAAGTTCTTTATCAACATCATCTGATATCCTTGCTTCTTCAATTAAATCGTTAGTCCATAATGCACCTTCAAGGTTTTCTATTATTTCTGCATATAACTCTTGTCTACCTAAAGTTGTTCCTTCATATTTATCTTTCAACATAGCCAAAGCACTTTCAGCGAGGTTTGCTTCGTTCTCAAATGTGCTTCCAGATGTAACATGGACATCTTCTCTTTGTACTAAATCTTTTATTAGTGCAGTGGGTTTAGGTGTAGTAGTTATTACGCATTGAGGTTTATCACCTAGCCTTAGACCGAACATTAATTGATCAAATGCTTCAGGATATCTCCAAGCCGCTATTTCATCACACCAAGCTCTATGAAATTGTGGTCCTCTTAATCTATCAGGTTCTTGTGCCGCATAACCTGTAATTTTAGAACCATTAAATAATCTTATTTCAGATACACTTGATGAGTAACCTTTTTGATCTTTTGATTCTAATAAACATTCTTTAGGTATAACGCTTAACAATCCACTTTCACCACCGAAACATACACGCCTTAAATCTCCATGTGTCGGAGCAACTACCGCACAGTTAGTATCAGGGTTTCTCAAAGCATAAAGTGCTATGTCCTGTGCACCAGTCCTAGTTTTTCCCCAACCACGACCTGCAAGTATTAACCAAATATAATGTTCTATGAACTTCGGTTGTATCTGTTTATCTCTTGCGGTGCTTAACCAGTTAGTGCGTAGCTTGAATGCTTTTTGCTCTGCTGTCTTCAACTTCGTCAAGGAGTTCCATAGCTTCTCTGAACGCTTCGTTTGTGTTTTCGTTGATTGTTGCATCTATATTGTGTGTCGCTTCTCCTAAAGCTAGTTTTGAGACTCTTTGTGTAATTGCTATTGCTTGTGCTATTGCTGTGATTTGGTTTGGTGCTAGTCCTTTTTTATTATTTTGCGTATCAGTATTGTTTTGCTGTAACGATTGAGCAATAGTTACGAATACAGCGTCTGCGAGTTGCAAAGTCCTATCATCAGTCTTCATGGATTTATCAGCCATGTATTTACTTCTTTTTTTATCTAGTTCTTTTATATATTCAGATTGAAGTTGTTCTTTCTGTAATTTCCAACTCTCACTTCTTGCTACTCTGTATACAGTGCTTTTTGCTACCTTGTATTTTTTACAAAGTTCATCAAGTGTAGGAAATAATTTCTTTTCATCACCATCAATACCATGAACGAAATCGTTGCGTATTTTCAACTTCTTAGTATCAGTAAGTTTTGTTTGCTTTGTTTTAGTGACCATTATTTCTCAAATATTATCACATTAATATTCCAAAAACGCTTTATTTGATGCGAAATACTAAAAAAACATACTTATTATTCCAAAAGGGGTTTACATTTTGTAATTTATCCCGCATACTATGTATATAAATTGATAAAACGCTTTAATTAGCAAGGTGAAATAAAATGATAAACTCTAACTTTCTACAAAACACTAGAACATACGCTTCAGTATCTAATCTTGAAAAAGCATTAGATAAATATAACCTTACTCAGTTTGCACCAATCATTGTTGGTATACCTGAAACTGATAGAGTCACTGCAGTATTTCAATACTTCAAAGTTGAACATGCTGTTATTGCAATTTGTAACAAAGGGTTTGCTGTAATTTAACAGCAGACCTTACTAGGAGTAAATTATAATGGAATATGAAGAAAACAAAGAACTTAACGAAATAATGCAAAGAATCACTGATAATAATCAGCCTATGATTGACTTTAGACACTGTTATCCTGATTATGGTTGTTTTGGTGAAGGTACTAAATCACATTGGATTTGCCTAACTAAAGAATATAGATTCTATGGCGGCCTTATTTCAATACATGAGCAAACACCGTCTATGGTGTGGGAACTAAAAAATGGCAAGATATACAAACTTGAAAAACCTGAGATAGTAGGTCAATCAAATGTTTATATAAAAGATGCTGATGGTAATGATAAAAACTTCAACCCATTCTCTAATGGAACTTACAGAAGGAGAAAATAATGAAGACATCTGCAGAAGCCATACAGTGGTATAACAAGTCTAACTCTGTATGGAAAGAAAAAGACTTCCCTATAAGGTTTAGTTCTAATGATAAGAATGAAAAGGTTGACTTCAATATAGCCAAACAAGTAATACGAGGTTTTTGGAAAACAGAAATGAAGACTAAGTTGCCTTATGATATTCGTGAGGGTAGCGGTAATCGTTCTACTTGGGTTCATGTAAACAGAAAGAATCTTGGTACACGACAGATACTAACTATTAATACTGAAAGCGGTTGGCCTAATATTATTCATGACTTTGGTCACTGGATGGGATACCGCAAAAACCTTTCACGTCCACATTGTGTTGAGCATGCAATAATGGAATGGAGATTCACGAAGTATTTATTAGACAATGACTATATTGAAAGGTCGCGTAAAGCAATATTAGAACCTGCTAAAGACAAACTTAATAAAGACATTGTGCAAGTACGATATGAAGCTATGCTAAAAAGAGAAGAACTTTGGGGTGTAAAACTTAGAAGAGCCACTAACGGTCACGCTAAAGTCTTAAGAGAATTAAAACAATATGAACGCACTTATGGTGAGCGTTTAACTAAGGTATAAACTATGTATTACGAAATGAAAAAAAAGAATGTATATGCTATTGAATTTAATAGTGCAGAATTTAGATACGAAGAAATAAAAAAATTATTGATCAAAGAGAAACTCATATCAAGAAACCCTATAAAAGGTCAAGACTTTATACACTGGTCTATATGTGAAAGAAATAACTTAAATTATTATTCATCAAAAGATTATCAAATAGAGTTAGATAGCCTTTGCATTTTTATTGGCGGGACTGGTTACACATTTATAGAACAGTATGCCCGAGACATATTGTTTAGGTTAGCATATAAGTTGCCTTTTGCTGTTATGTATGAAGTTGCTAACGATATACAAGGTAAATTAAAAGAACCCTTGAAAATAGACGAAGCAAGGGACTTTTATAAAGATAGTGTAAAAGATTATAAAATCAGTCTTGAAGTTAAAGACTGGATAGAGTTATAGGAGAAATAAATGAAAGCTAAAACATTTGAACAAGCATCACACCGATGGTTTTGTTATATAGAAGACACAGGCTCAGTCAAAAACGAACACTCATACCCATCTATAGAATTATCAGAAGAAAAAAATACTGTATGGATACTCAAAAATAATTTTGGTGTGCTATGTGTTGTTGATAAAAATACTGGAAATGTAGTAACTTAGCATTACTATTCCAAAAAGGGTTTATTAATTGTAAGAAATAAACTATCATGAATTGTAAATTGAAACAGGAGTGACAAATGTCAATTGAATATCTTAACCTTGCGTTGAAAACAGAAGGACTTACACCAACAAAAAAACTTATATTAGTAATACTAGGGAACTATGCGGATGAAAAAGGTTCATGTTACCCATCATACAATCACATCGCCAAGATAATAGGTCTCAAAGACACTAAAGGAATACAGAAAACAATTAAAGAGTTTGAAGAACTGGGTTACCTACAAATAGAACACAGAAAAACAGCTAATGGTGGATATACAAGTAACAGATATCACATAAAATTAGGTATGGGTGTAGAAACCCCTAGGGGTGCTGAAACACTCAGGGTGGGGGTGTCAGAACCCTCCAATACTAAAGATGATACAAAAACTAATACTAAGAGTTCTAATGAAAAATATTTTGATGAGTTTTGGAAAGTGTATCCTCGTAGAGTTGGAAAGTTTCAAGCTAAAAAGAGTTTCATGAAGTTTGATGAAAAAGAATATAAAAAAATAAACTATGCTACTAAAGTTTTCGCGAAAGAAAACGAATCTACAGAAGAAAAATTTATACCACACCCAACCACATGGCTAAATCAAAAAAGATATTTAGACTATATAAATAAACCTATTAAGGATAAAACCTTAAACAACCTTGCAGGATAATAAAATGACTATTGAACAAACATTAAATGAAAACGGAATTAGATTAAATCATCAACAAGAAGGTAATCAAAAAGTAAAATGCCCTAGTTGTCAGCCACCTCACAATCCAAGAGACAATCCTCTCTCAGTTACTATTAGTGATGATGGGGTTGTATGGAACTGTCATCATTGTGGGTTCAAAGGTGGAAAGAAAACAGGTAGTATATTTAGACCTTACAAAAAACCTGTTTATGTTGCACCAACTAAATTAGAACCCAAGCAAGAAAGCTTCATGGTTAAGTTTTTTAAAGACAGGGGTATAAGTGAATCAACTATAAATGATTACAAAATATATAACGAGAATAACTGGATAGGGTTCCAATATTTTGACGAGAACGGAAAACTAACTAATATTAAATATAGAACAACAGATAAACAATTTAGACAATCTGCTAATACTAAATCTATCCTTTATAACTATGACAATGTATGTAAATCAGAAACAGTAATTTTTACAGAAGGCGAAATGGATGTTTTGTCTTTGGCTGAATGTGGTTTAAATAACGCAACTACATTACCCAACGGTGCTCCGAAAGAATTTAAAGGAGATGAAAAAGATGCTAGGTATAAAGCATTAGAAAACTGTAAGCTACTAGCAAAAAAAATAATACTTTTCACTGATAACGACACCAGTGGTAAAGCATTACATAAAGAATTATTACATAGATTTGGTAAAGATTTATGTTGGTTTGTTAGGACACCTGATAATTGTAAAGATGCTAATGAAGTTTTAATGAAACATGGAGCATTAAAACTTAAAGAAATAATTGATAACGCTGAACCTTACCCAATAGAAGGCTTACACACTGCTAGAGATTACTTTGAACAAATCAATGACTTATATGAAGGTAATTATGAAAAGCCAACTGAGATAGGCTTAGAAGGTCTAGATGATATATATAAACCTATGACTGGTACTTTTACAGTTATAACTGGAATACCTAATCATGGTAAGTCAGCATTCCTTGATCAATGCTTGTTGAAACTTGCTGTTAATCACGGTTGGTCTTTTGCTTTGTTTTCACCTGAGCATTCTACATCTATGCATATTAGGAGATTAGTACAAATGTATTTAGGCAAATCTTTTGATGAAGGTTTTGCAAATAGAATGACTAAGTCAGAACTGAATCAAGGCCTAGACTTCATTCATAAACATTTTTATTTTATAGAAACTAAAGACAGTATTCCTTCTATAGAACTTATTTTAAATATTGCTAAGAGTGCAATATACAAACATGGGGTTAAAGGTTTAGTTATTGACCCTTTCAACGAAGTGTCAGCTATAAGACAAGGAAACCAAAGAGAAGATGAACATATAAGAGACTTTATTTCTCTTTGCAAAAGATTCACGAGAGTTTATGAAATAATATGTTGGGTTATTGCTCACCCTACTAAGTTGCCAAAGTCTAATGATGGTTCTTATAGCCCTCCAACTGCTTATGACATAAGTGGTGCGGCTCATTGGCATAACCAAGCAGATGCAGTATTAACAGTACACAGAGATTTTGATGAGAACTCAACTAGCGTTATAACTAGAAAAATTAGAGAACAAGGTTTATATGGGCAGATAGGTGAGGCAAAGTTCACTTACAATTTAAACACTCATGGTTTCGTAAAATATCAAGAAGAAGAAAGCTCTTGGGAAGATTATCAAGATAGGTTTAGTGAATAAGATATTCTACAATTAATTCAGCTAACTCTTTGCTATCTTTGTGACTGTTTAATTTATATTTAGTTATGTAAGGTTGCAGTTCCTTTTCAAGTTCTATGTTGTTTATCTTTGTTGCTCTGCCTTTCTTGAATTTCTCACTTTGATTGTCACCTCTTTCTATGTGACGGTCTTTCAAAGTTTGTTTATCATTTTCTAATATGATAATTTTTGTTTCATATTTTTGACAAATATCAAGAAGATTATTCTTAGTAAATAACCTATCCCCTTCAAATATTGTGTTAATCATTATTTTATCTATATATTTTTGATAGTCTTTTTGAACCGCCATAGATAACTTGTCTGTACCCCCAAAAACATCATTAGGTTCATATACTCCTAATATAGAAATATTTTCTTGCATGTAACCTCTAAGTAGACCAAATTTAAACTTTTTTTTTGGTTTTAATATACTGATAATGTTTTTCATTAGTGTGGTTTTACCTGTAGCGGGTACTCCGCCTATAGCTACACATTTCATGAATTAATCAAACGGTTATAATCGTTTTTGAAGCAATCCCACTCACTATCCATCATGACTGGTTGACCAGTAAGCAAATAATGATTTTGTTTTTCAGGACAAAGGCCTATATCTTTTTTATTGTCTTCAAGTCTTAATGCTTTAGGTAAACAATCTTTTCTCATTTCCCAAAATATTTTACCTTCTTCTTCACCCCATTCTTTTTCTGCATATTTAATTCTATTATAGAACATATCCATATAAACATTAGGGTATCTGCGGTTCGGACGATGCCAAGATTTATAATTACAAAGTGTTGACTCTAATGTAAAATAACTTACATCTTCGTTAGGTAATCGTTCTTTAGCTTCTTTCAACAACAATTCAGCTTCATCACTCAACCAGTCAGTAGTTTCTTTATTATAGGTTACTTTAGTTTTGTACCAGTCTAAATCATCTCTTCCAAGAACTATGCAGAGTCCGTTACGATGCGAACGTGAACCGCTTATATCATCTAGGAATAAATTATTACATTCAATATTCAATCCTTGTATACGCAGATATTCTAAATAAGAAAATGTTGATAATCTGCCAAACGATAAAAAATTATTTTTAACAAAATCCCATACCTTTTCAAAATTACTGTTAGGGTCATTATGTACACATAAAGATTTAAACATTTCTTCTTGGTTGCCGAATTTATTAACTTGATTAATATAAGAACGCATACAATTAGGTAGGCCAGTTTTTCCTGCTTTAAAATATCTTCTATCAGAATCCCATCCTGAACCTGCCTTGAATTTATGCTGTGTTACATTCCACCATTCGTCTACTAAATCTAAATCTAATCCAACAGGTTCTGGAAATTTATTAAATATGTGCCAAGAGGTTATTATGTTTTGTGAGCATCCATTTATAAATGCTAGCCATAGCTGTTGTTCTGTGTCTAATGAATATTTCTTAGTTAACCAAGGAAAAGCAAAATACACTCCACCAGGATGGCTTTTATGTTTTAAATGAAATTCATAAAACCTCAAAAAAACTTCTCTACGATATTTAGGTTCTCTAAAATCCATTCCATATTCAAGGTTTTTAACTTCTGTGATTTTATTTATATCGCAGTATGTACCTAATTTTTTATCAGTAGATATAGAATATTCTTTAACTTTTTTAGGTATAGTAAGATTAGCATTTTTAGCTGTTGTATTAATATCAGGGTAAGAGCCAATATTCCAAAATAAAGTAGTGTCTTTAATAAGTTCAGGTAAATTTTTCCTTATATATAAAATAGTTTTAGCTTCATATCTTGGATGAAATGTTATATCGTCTTGTTGTACTCCTTTGTAAAGTTTGCTGTAAGGCTCTTTAGTGTCGTGCCAAACAAACTCAAAAGAAGACACATCTGCTTCCATAAGTTTCAATCTCTGAAACATAAAATTTCTTTTATCAACACCTACATTTATCAAATAAATCCGTTTGACGTTTCTCGGCTTGTGCATAGATAAGCCTAACAATATAGAAGTTGCTGAATTTGCTGAGCCGAAAGGTATAATTATATCTTCAATGTGGTCAGGTATATTTTGAACTTGACAAGCACCAACTTCATGAAAAGACCTAATATCTGAAACCGTGTTAGTTGAAAGCTTGTGGTCTAAAGTTATATCTCTTTCTATAGTGAAGCAATTATCAAAATCTTTCATAATCGTTTGTACTCTTTTTTGAACACCAACGTTGAAACCGCTACGACATGATAAGTCATATTCAGTATTAAACATTGTGGCAAACAAAGGTAAATTCTTTTGTGAAATAGATTCAAAATTAGTTCCACCTGCTACTTGAATACATCTTAACCCATAATGTTTTGCTATAGCTGCGGTCATAGGAGTTTGTGGTGATGCGTTCACGTTTGTTCCATGAACCACAGTGTCTACGCCTTTAGGCCTTGATTCAAATAAATATAGTAACTGTCTACATTTAGCACCATTTAAAGTATTTATGCCAAATAAAGAAAATTTATCTTCCCTTTTATAGTAAACACCATCTGATTTTTGCTCTACTGGAGTATGGGTATAAAGATAATCTCCCCAGTTTTTAGCTCCTTCAGGTATTACGCTGTCTCGCGTATCTTCATTTAGCAGTTGCCGATTTTCTTCCAAGACTGTCTCCTGCTTTTCTATTTTTTGCTTTTTTTAATTCTTCTTGCATACTACCGCAATCAGCCATATTTTCTCTGTAATAACAAACAACAGATATCCTTTCAAAAGGCGTTTTAGCAATTAATTTAGTATTGCCATGATATTCATGAACATCAAAAAAACATACATCTCCGCTACCTAAATCAAAAGCACAATCATATCTAGGTATAACGGTATAACCGCCTTCATACTTACCTGCTTTTAGAACAGCTATATTGCCTAATCCAGTTTTTAAATCACCTGCATCAGTATGATAAGCAGTTTGAAAGTTTTTGTTTACAGTTATTGTGCTGAAAACTGTGTTTGTAATTAAGAAATCTTTATTAGTTTTTTTAGCATATTCATATTGATTATTATATCTCTCAGGACAAGCTTCTTTGAAAAGAGAGCTTATGCCTTGTAAGTAAGGCATTGAAGCCAAAAATTCTTTTCTATTCTTTTCAGTGAAAGCTGTTTGTCTACAATATGGGAATCTAGCGTTTCTATCAAAGTAACCCGCTATACCTGATTTAACTTTTTTAGACCTAGTAACACGACTTAGTGTTCCATCAGGTTTTATTCTTTGAAATCTGTGTGTGCTTTGTTGTTTATGATTTATATGCTCATCTGTATCAAGCGGTCCTGCTGCCATACCTCTGTTCTCTGTTGGGGTTGCCGCGTGTCTAAGGTTCTTGTAGGCTGTTTTACATATTTCAGAAGGTATTCGGTTTTTACGATAAAAAAATAAAGGCTCACCATTTTCTTTGTAAGCGTCACAATCATCTCTTATTACTAATGAATAATCTTTGTCAGTTGCGTACTTTCCTGCAAACGCTTGTGACTCTTCAAATGTGCATTTAGGTTTTAGATTATAAATTGGTATTTTTTTTGTATTCATTTTTTACTGCTTCAAAAATAATATCTGATGGACTTTCAATTTTATATATATCACGAAGCACTTCTACCATTTTTTTTATTTCTTCAATATCGTTCATGTTGAATAATAACATAAATTGTTTTACGTTAGTTTCAGGTATATGAACGTCGTCAACTTGCCAGTCATTTTCAGACATCTCTAAATCGGGTGAATCAAACTCTAAAAAAACACCATCTGTAATTTTATTAATTTCTTCTAAATTAAATCCAGTCATATCTAATTCAAAATTACTAGTAGATAACTTTTCAAACTCAAGTCCTAAAAGTTTATTATCCCATTCAGAATAATCTTGTGATTTATTATCCATAATTCTGAAAGCAGTTTTTTGTTCTTCACTTAAATCTTTAGCTATATGAACTGGAACTTCATTTATATTCAGCAACTTCGCCGCACTTAATCTAGTATGCCCTGCTAAAATAACCATATCTTCATCTACAACTATAGGGACTTTCCAACCATAAGACCTGATGCTATCTGCTACTTTTTCTATAGATTTTTTATTGATACGAGGGTTGTTTTCATATTCTTTTAAATCTTTGACATTTAATAAATCAACTTGATACTGCATTATTCTTTACTCCATATAGGTGGCGTTACACCATAAAAATCATTAGGTTGAACTTTTCCTTCTGTTACATCATATATTATAAGCATCTCTTCTTTTCTCGGTATTCTCGCTCCTAATATCCACTTAGCTAATGTGCCTTGTGGTACTTTTATTCCTTTAGCCATTTCTATTTCATCAATAAAAGAACTTTGAGTGTGCTTGTTGTTTAGTAAGTATTGTTTTAATTTCATAAAATAATAGTTTAAAATATTCCAAATATGAATTATACTTGATAAATAATAACATGAACACCCCAGAAGGGGAGGAAATAAAATGAGCAATAATCCGTTTGTAACACACGATATAGAGCATCTATCAGCATCATCTATAAACACTTACATACAAGACCCTTGTATGTTTATTATGAGATATTTATACAAGCATAGAAGTGCTAGTAACCCTGCTATGTGGAGAGGAACTGTTGTTGATGAAGGTATAGGTGAAGCATTAACCACTAAAAAAAACAATAAAAAAATAATAAAAAATGCCATAGCTAGATTTGATGGTTTATATGAATATACAGCTAAAGAACATGAAGTGAATACATTCAAGTTAGCTAAAGAAAGAGATTTAATACCTAGATATCTTGATACTGCGATACCGTATTATCAAGAAATGGGTAAACCAGTTTCCTATCAAAAGGAAATAAGATTGCAGATAGATGATATCCCTGTTGATATTTTGGGATATATAGATTTGCAATATGAAGGATTAGTAAGAGACATAAAGACTGTTAGTCGGTTGCCTAGTGCTATTCCTGATACTGTTAATAGGCAGTTGTCTATATACGCCAAAGCTGAAAATTGTGATGCTATGGTTGATTATGTATACGTAACTACTAAAAAAGCAGAGATGATAAGTATGCAAGTTGAGAATATTGACGAGCATATTAAAACTGTAAGAAGCGTGGCGATGGCTATCATGAACCTGCTTTCTTATTCAAATGATAAAAACCAAATAGCAAGTTTATTTTATCCTAACTATGACTCATGGTTGTGGGGAGAAGATGAAATTAAATTAGCTAAAACTATATGGAGATGATATGAAATTAAATGAAGTAATAAATAAAATAGCAAACTTGCCTAATGAAGATAAGGTGAATATACGAGGTAAATACTATACTACTGTTGACACGCGTCTACAGGCGTTTAGAAACACTTTTGAAACAAATGCTAATATAACAACTGAAATCATTGTTAATGACTTAGAAAGAGTTGTAGTAAAAGCAACTGTTTCTATTTATCAAGATGGTGCATGGAGAGACATAGGAAATGATTTTGCAGAAGAATTTAGAAATCAAGGTCCTGTGAATAAAACAAGTGCTTTAGAAAACTGTACAACCTCTGCTATAGGTAGAGCATTAGCTAACTGTGGATTAGGTGGAGGTGAATACGCTTCAGCATTTGAAGTAGATAATGCTATAAATAGTAAAGCATCTGCACCTGACTTATCTAAAGGTTATATATTCTTAAATAAAGATGGTCACAAGATAGGCCACAGCAAGAACGAAAAAACATTTTTAGATAAATGTAGACAACAGTTAAGTGACCCTGCTGACCCTGATAATCATGAGTTGTATAGAGTAAATAGCAAAGAGATAAAAAAAGCTTTTGAAAATACAAACCTTGAAAGTCCTGAAGCTACAGCATATGAAAAACTTATAAAGCTTTATGAAAAAGCATAAGCTTACACTAGATGACTGTGTATATCTTTGTATGAAAGATGGTAAGTGGTGGACTTTTTGGACTATACAGCAAAAAATAAAAGCTAAGATAGGAATTTTTTATGGCGAACCTTCTATAAGTGCCGCCATAAGAGATTTAAGAAAAGAACCTCAAAGAGAGAAATACAATTTAGAACCTACTGGAGAAGTGGTAATAAAAAAAAGAATGTTTAATAGCAAAGGCTATGAATATAAATTAATTTTAAAAGGAGAAAAGAATGGAATATGAAATGAAAGAAGGACAGGGTAGTTTGTGGCATGAAACAAATTGCAAAGTTATTAGAAAAGGTAAAATTAAAATAGAAGGCGAAGAACGATATGCTTCTATTCTTGAATATACTCATAATGACGGAACAAAAAAATATGAACTTGTTTTCAGTGCAGGTTTGCTAAACTTAAATGCACCTGAAGATAAAAGAAAAGAAACGAGTCCTGATATTGGAGGTGCTGTTACATTCAACAACATTAAATATAAATTCGGTGGGTGGCGTAATAGTAATGACAGTGGCACAGAATGGACAGGTGTTAGATTAACACCCAAAGAAGAAGGCGGTTACAATCAACAAGGTAATTATAATGACAAACCTTTTCCAAAAGATGAAGAAAAGAATGTTTATGTTGACGAGTCTGCTCCTTTCTAAAATTGTCTAAAAGAATAAAAGATGTAAAACATCTTATGTGGATTAGAACCCTGCCTTGCTTTATAAGTCGGTCAGGGTTTTTATCTTGCAATGGAAATGTTCAAGCACATCATTTATTAAAACCTAAAAGCGGCTTTAGGGGTTGGGGTCTAAAATGCCATGATTCAGAATGCATACCTTTATGTCAATTTCATCATGCACAACTACATACTAAATATGGTGATGAATTTAAGTTCTTTGAAAAATATGGATTTAGAAAAACAGCGGGTCAAGAATATGCTGAACAATTATATGAAGGAAACCCTAATTATATAGATGAAGAACGAGAAGATGATTTACCTTTTTAAATTAATTTAAATATTATTCCAAAAAGGGTTTACATTTGCTTTAGAAACAGCGATACTTATTTCATAAATTGATAAAACGCTTTAATTAGCAAGGAAATAAAAATGATAAACTACTTAACTAAAAACGAATACACTGGTCAGAACATAGACACTCTAATGTCTTTAGGATACGACGAGAACGATTCATTCTTAACTTTCAAACAAGCATTAAAAATTGACGGTATCAGCGGAAAATCTTTAAAAGGCTTGAAAAAAGCGGCAACTTTATTCTTCATAAAAAAACGTGAAGACAAAGAAACTGGTAAAGAAGTAATAATTAAAAAATACTTCACAGTATTTGATGCTAAACAAGTGTTATCTAGAATAGAAACTAACAAGGCATCTTAATTGATGCCTTTTTTATATAAGGAAATAAAATGAAAAAATTAGACTTAATATTAATAGACCCATACGACCAAAGTATCAGCAGAGTTGATATAGATGGTAGCCTTCAATCTATATACGAAGTTCTACAATGTAGAGTTATGGATATTATTAGCCTTGGAGAAGGTGTAGACATAATTATAGATGATGAGGGTCGTTTAAATAATCAAAATAGATGGTTCTCTTGGGGTGGTAACTCTTTTGCAGGTAGATGTTTAGTTGCTAGTCATAATGAAGATGGAGATACACTATCTTGTCCTATAAGCATATCAAATATTAAAAATCTTAAGTTTTTAGAAGAAGGATACTCAGAAGAACCTTTTATGGAGTTCAGACCATTATGAAAATTGTAGGAAACAAAAACATGAAAACATTTCATCTATACATAAAGAAGCCAACTGATACAGGTTGGTTTCAAAGAATGCGTTCTAATCAATATGGAATGATTGACGATCAGAGCATGAAGTTCAAGCAACAAGGCTTTCAAACAAAAATAATTTCTAGTGATGAATATAGAGTCGCTAAGAAACAAACAAAGGGGTAAATATGTTTAGCACTAAAGAACAAATACAAGACTTACACGATACGTTAGGAGAATTAGACTTGTGGGAATATAAGACGTCTAAGGCTAATTTAATAAATCTCATAATATGTCATGGTTTATATAACACAAGCTTAGGACAGACTCCTGAGAGTGTCCTAGATGGTTATATGAGTTATATACAAGAACAAGAAGCAAATAATTACAGAGAAGGTGCTATTTATGATTAAGAACTTTTTTAAAAAATTAGATAACTTTCTTGATAGAAAGTGGAAAGAAACATCTAAAATTTTGCTCTATTTAGCAAGTGTGAAAGAAGAACAAGATTCAGATTGGGTAGGAATGCAAAAAAATATAAACAAGGATAAAAAAAATGAAAATTAGAAAACTTTTAGAAATACAATCAATTATAGAAAGTAAGGCACTGCCATACGATTTAGAAAATCTTGAACCATATCATTCAAAATCTAGAGGTGAATTAATAGATATATTAGATATGGATTTAATACATTTATTGAGAGCCTATAACAAAATAGACAAGCATCAAGATATAACCGAAAAAGAGTTCCTTAAAAAAATTAAAAATAAAATAGATGGATGGTTTATAAATGCAAACTAAAGACTTAGAGAAATTATTAAAAGAAAAATTAGAAAAAGATGGTGTTAATAAGGAATGGATGGAAAAACATTTAATTATTGATACTATAACTAAAGAAGATATTGAAGAATTTAAAAGAGGGGTGAAAGATGAATAATTTTAATTATGATGATGATGCACCATACAGTGTGAATTTTAATAGATGGTATCATGCTGTTAGCGTTGAAAGAGAAATGTTCAAAGAGGTAAAGATGCCTTTTGATGAAGCTGAAATTACATTTAAAAAAATGTGGGGATATAAGCAACTAGAGTCTAAAGTTTTTATTAACTAGTTTTATTTTCTGAACTATATTTAATATTTAAACCACATAAAGTACAAAGACGATTTTTTTCATCTAATCCTTTATCTGTAAGAATATATTTTTGACCTTCTACTTTTATAAAACCTTCACTAATCAAAGCAGTTAGATTTTCACTAGGTATATCATCACCAAACATTATTGCTAATATTCCACCTAGTCTTTTTGTTTGTGTTTTACTTAGTGCCATTTTCCCAATCTTTACCTTCAAATAATAGTGCTTCTGCTTCTCTACGTCTTATAAGACCTTGTAATACCTTACCACCTGCTTTATTCCATCTCTTTATCTGTGCAGGAACATCTTCATATTCGCCTTTGTTAATTACTTTAAGCATCGTTGAAGCGTTTAAGTTTGCACCACCAAGATTAAAAGTCCATGAAACTAAAGCATCAAATTGATGCTGATGCAGTGGTACTTCTACAGCTTTAAGAACAGCTTCTTCATATATCTCTAAATCATCTAGTAATATACTATCTGCTTCTTCCTGTGTGATCTCTTGCCCTTCTTCTACAGACTTAGTATGACCGTAACCTATTGTCCAAACATTTGCGGCACATTTATAAGATTCTAATTTGCACCCTTCAAATACTTTTATAAGTGCTATTCCTTCTTGTGATATTTTCATATTATTCTCCCCAAGTTCCGTCTTTTTTAACTTTGGCGGTTTTTGTT